TAAATCTGGGTCTTTTAGCAAATCTACTCCTATATATTCTCCGAAAGCCTTATAATTGGTCTTACCCGTAATCATTACATAACCTCTGCCTCTGAACCTCCACCCATCTCCACTATTGCGGTTGCCATTGCCCATTCTTGACTCGTACACTATGTTGGCTATTTGCTCAGGCTTACGAGCGTATAGTGGAGCAGTATTTTTATCGAAGTATTTTGGAAAGACTTTTAATAATCCTTCAGCACTATAATTAAGGTTTTCCCTCACCCATCTAAAGTTCCCACTCTCGTGAGCAACTTGAGCCAAAAAGTGAGTAAGCCTAAACGAGTTGGTGATGCCAAATTGCTTCATCACATCACCTAACTCATTAAGGACTTGTATGGGGATTTTATTGTGCAGTTTGTTCAGCATCTTTCTGCATTGCCTCAGCGATTTTCTGATTTGTTTCTGCTAATTGTTTTTGGATGTACTCCATTTGTGCGAGTAGATCGTAGGCTTGAGCCTTTAGTTCTTTAATGTCCATAGTTTTAAATTTATTGTAAAGTTATATAAAATTCTTAGATAATTACCAAATTTAACTTACCAGCTATGTAAACATAGGCTTGTTCGTTAGAATTATCCCAATCAATGTAATCTTGACCATCCATAGCCACGTTGCCTACCGATAGAACTGCTCCACCACTTGATGCACCTTCCTCATCTACTACTACCGCTTCTTTTAACTCGTAGTAGAAAGTAGCACTTGTCGCTAAGTCATCATAAATAATCCTTGCATCAAGTTCAGATGCACTCTTGCTTTGTCCGTTGTACCAGATAGATACTGGTTGAATTTGTACTCCCATTTTTATTTTATTTTATATTAATGTAAATGTTTTTGTTACTCCACCTATTTGCATTTTTAAGTTTGTACCATCAAACCAAATATCTCCATCTACGGGAGTTGTTGGTGCAGTACCCGATGCAAGATTAATTTGTGCTTTTGCGGTTGTTGCTGCTGCATATAAAACTTTACCCGTTGACGCTATTGTTAAATGTGCCGTTGATGAACCACCAGCAGCAAATTTAATGTTGCCAGATGCTACATCGTTAAGTATTGCAAAATCGCCTAATGTTTCATTTAAAACATAACTATCACTTGCATTTATAAATTTATATGCAGTTGTTAGGTTACTATATCTACCAAATTTAGTAGTTCCTCCGTTTCTTGATACTAATACATACTCTGATTTTGTGTTGACACCAACATCGGTATTTGTTACATTAAAGTTTGTTGAAGCATTTTGATTTAGTGATATTACAACATTCCCCCCAAACGTACTCGCACCCGTTATCTTCGCAGTGCCAGTGACTTGTAGACGTTCTCCGCTATCGGTTACTGAATTTAAAGCAAGGTTGCCAGTAGTGAAGAAAGTTGCAATAGCAGCACTATTTGTTATTACTGCTAAATTAGAATTGCTATAAGTACCTACTCTACCAACTGTATCAGCATTGATACGCATATCAGCCCCCGAAGTAGATGTAACTCTTACTTGTTGTGTACTTGCACCAGCAATCTCTAATGCAACTGCTGGACTTACAGTTCCTATCCCCACCCTATTATTAGTCGCATCAACGAACAATGTGTTAGTGTCAACTGCTACATTTCCAGTTGCGTCAATAACCATTCTTTCTGTATCTGCACTACCACCACCACCACCAGTTAAAAATCTAATAAACCCAGTTCCAGCCGTTGCGCCATAAGCTCTTATAGACACACCATTTGAAAAATATTGAAATACACCAGCATTTGTTTGATGTGCTGGTAGTGTACCAGTTGCTAAAAAATAAGGCGATGTCACACTTGTGTTAAACGTACTCGCCCCCGTTATCTTCGCAGTGCCAGTTACTTGTAGCTGCTCTCCGCTATCGCCTGTACTTCCTATCAAAACCCTTCCAAGATTATTTAAACGTAATCCAATACTACCATTATAATATAAATCTAATATGTTTGATGTTCTTGCATATATACCAGTACCCGTTGCGGTAGCACCATTGAATAAACCTACACCATTGTTATCGGAATATAAGTAACCAGTAGTCGTTCCATTTGAATAACTGATTATATCAGTAGTTCCAACAACAGACAATCTACGAGATGGACTTGTTGTCCCTACGCCAAGATTCCCACTCGCATCAAGTGTCATTGCTTGGGTGAACGTGATAGCGTTTCCAGCAGTGCCAGATGGGGCAGTGTACCAACGATGTATGCTTGATAATTGAACGTATTGTGAAGCAAAAGCACTTGTTTGATATATCCAAGAACTTCCATTAAAAAACGCATTACTTGATAAATACATTCCTTCTCCAGTTGGAGTAAACCCAGCCAAAGAAGCGGCAGCACCTACTTGTAATGCTCTTACGCCACTCCACGCACTTGGAGTAACACCCAGACCGAGATTGCCAGATGCGTCTATTGTTGCCCTTAAATTATTTCCATTTGTATATACTCTAAAGCCATTACCAGCAGTTGCGTAAACAGTTAAATCTTTTGTTGTATTTCCTAATAAAGAACCTACTGAACCAAAGTAACCGAATACTGTACCGTTACCAGCAAAAGATATATGAGTACCCCAATCTACTGCGTTTGTATTGTTTAATGCAAGGAGTGTATATGCAGTACCAGAAATACTTATTGTACTTCCTATCGAAGCCGCCCCCGTCACCTTCATTGTCCCCGTCACTTGTAGCTTCTCGCCCGAATCAGTCGCACCAGTGCCGATACCGAAGTTGCCAGTGGCGAATATTCTTGCACGTTCGGAACCACCAGCATTAAATCCAAGATAGTTTCCACTATCCGCTTGTAAAGTTACTACTCCACTATCCCAGTTTAAATATCCTATTCTTGTACCAGCCCTTCTAAATTCTAATCTTGCATCAGTAGCACTGCCACTATCAAAAGTTGTATTTGCACTTGGGCTTGTAACATATAATCTCGTAGATGGAGTATTAGTACCTATACCTAATCTACTATTTGTAGCATCCCAAAATAAATTATTACTCCCAGCTTGTGTAGTCGCTCCAGTGAAGTATGCAACTTGACCAGCACTACCACTACCCGTTATCCCCGCATCACTATCGTTCACCCAAGATGTGCCGTTGTACTTTAGCACTTGACCATTGCTCGGTGAACTAATAGCCAAAGGGAATGTGTATAAGCTACCATCACCACGAAGGATTTGCGTAGTCGCACCCGAAGCAATGTACTTTTGGAAGCGAGTGTTAGTCGTTCCGTTGCCTATGTATAAATCAAAGGTGTCGGTTGTGAATAGTGGCTCACCAGCTAATGCCGTAGGAATCCCACTCGCTAAACCCCTTTTAAATCTTAATGTATTTGCCATATATCAAAATTAACTTATGTTCGTTCATTTACCAAGTCCCGTAATCCCCCACACTCCACGATCTATTTGCACTCAAATCAAACACCACATCGTTTATTGTTAATGTGCGACTTGTAGGCACACTACCCGTGTCGGATGCCGTAACCACACTCCATTGAGGAGCGGCACTACTTGTCCCATCACCCGTTTGTGATAGGAACATCTTGGTCGTTGTGGTGTTACCACTTCTACGCAAAGCAGCACCAGCAGCGTTACCATAAATCATATCACCCAAAGATGTCATTGGGTTGCTAAATCCACCCAACCCCGCCAATGTGTACTCAGGCACATTTAGTGTAGTACCAACCAAAGTTGATGCACCACTATTGCCCGTAGTGGTTAGAGTGATTGCGTTTTGCTTGGATGAGAATGTCAACCAATCGCTTGATGATAGATACCCACTCACACTTGATGTTGCTTGTGGGATGCTCATTGTCTTTGTGCCACTATTCCAAACAAGAGGAGTAGTGGCAAGAATATCTGCCGAGGTTAGATACGATGGAGTAAAAAACTCCAAAGCCGTACCTAATGTGTTGTATCTAAGTAATTGACCAGCACTACCAGTTGGGAATGCTGCCACAAACGTGTAAGCATCATCCCAATTAGATTGCTTGACTGTTGTTGGTATCGAGTACCCAGTCGAGAAGGTAAGTGTCAAACCAAGTGTACCACTTGAAGTGATAGGAGAGCCACTAATAGAAGCCGTCAACCCCGTTGGCATAGTAGCCGATAGGGCAACACTTGTAACCGTGCCACTACCCGCACCACTCGTAGGTATATAAGTTATGAGTGACTTGTTTATTCTCACCAGGTACCGAAATTAATTGATGAAGTTTTTGTCCATAAGTCCGTACTTGCAACATATTGCAACACATCGCCATCATTAGGGTTGAGTGCCGCAACATCATGTATCTCATCCAACTCATATCCGTTTTGTACCCTAACCTCAATAGTTCCTTGATTGGGATGTGATCGTGTCACTATCCCTATATACACCAAATGGTAAGGAGCATAAGGCTTAGTTGTTGTATATGTACCAGCGACAGTTGGTGATAAGTATAATTGGTCACCTTCATTATAGGCACTCGTATTAAGTCCACTAACCTTACCAAACACGACCACATACCCAAATCCATTATTCTCTATATCATCCTTAATTAGTCCAAGTGTTTGCGCACTTGTACCATCCGTAGTTGCAATAGCCTTAGAAATTGTTGAGGTATTACCCGTTGCGCCACTTATATACACCACCGTTCCTTTAGTCACCGTAGCACCAGTCTGATTGCGTACATATTGCAATAGCGTCAATGCACTCTCAACCGCACCACTATTACCATCACTACCTATTTTTATAAATGTAGGCGATGGTGTTGACACCTTCACATACACATTACTTGTTGATGTGGTAACCTTAATAATAGGTTGGTTGATGGTATAAGAAACTTTTATATACATCTTATGATGTTATTTGACTATTTACTTGTATAAATCCTTGCATCCAAGTGTATGTGCCAGTCGCAGTTGTTACTTGCAAATCGTAACTAAACTCACCCGCAGTATAACCCGCAGTGGTTACGCTTGTAAGAGTAACCGTACGCTCATTAGGGTCACCAACAACAAAGTCTGCGTTTACCCAAGTAAATTGAGTAGCACCAGCACTATTTTTAGCCATTAGCTTAAAGACATATGTAGTCACATCTATAACTACCGTCTCGCACTCATCTTCCCAAAATGACAATGGGAGAATGTAAGTATCTCCTTGTCTAATGGCTGGTAAATTAAATTCTGGTATCATAACCTATCGGCTTTATCTTTTAATTCTAATTTTATGTCTTGCAATGCATCAAAAATCTTACCCAACTTCTCACCAATCTCATCCTCTTTTTTTTCAAGGGTACGAACACGAAGATCAAGTTCTCTTAGCTTAATCTTCATGTCCGTAAACATTTTCGACAATGCCATCGCAAACGCAATGGTCTGTATGATTATCGTTACTATAACCCCTTGCTCCATCTTACTTTGAGTCTTTAGCAAAGATTCCTACAAGAAGCATTCCAATCCCAGCCAAGACCAATTTCCAATCTTGAGCCATTGCACCTTCGTAAATCATTGGGAGTCCCGCAACTGCGCCAAACAAAGATGTCTTTAGATTTTCTAACATTTCTTTCATAATTCTTATTTTATATTGCTATATATGCCGCCACGACACTTGTGCCGTTAAGCGATGAACCCAAATTTATTACTGGACCTGCACTAACTGTATAGTTATAGTACCACTTGCCTCCATAACCGACCGCTACCAATTTATGTGTAGCAGTAGACCTTGCGGTAATAACTCCTGATGTAACAGTATAAGTATCAACAACAGTAAGTTCGGTGAACGCGCCATTACCCTGCAAAGTGAAACTATAATTAGCAAAATTATTAACAGTAGAGTCAAGAGTAAGATTACTAATGTAGCAATTGAACTGATACACTTTATAATTATTTTGCGCATCAATAATGTCCAAATATGCCACATAGTTAGTGTCAATTGTTGTAAACATATCATCAAAGAAGTCGAGACCTTGTTGAGTAGTACCTACTAACTTAACAAGACCATTACCACTAATGGTAAAAGATCTCTTTGATGGAATAAATCTCCTAAATGTATTGTTAGTTTTTGGAGCTAACTCCAACAAATCTCTTGTTATCTGCAAAGATGCATCTTTAGCACAAGCAAGAGGGTACACATTCCCACTTGAGTCAGTGTATGCTATTACTAAACCTTCTGCTTTTACTGCGTCTGCCATTTATTATTGATATAAATAATTATCTGTATAAGTATTGTAATTTTGTGTAGGAGAAGGTGAATTAATTTTAATATCCGCACCATCCACATTAATACTACTTGCACCTACTACAACAAGTCTAAAAGTATCATTTGTTGCTATTGTTTGTGAACCAACACTCATATTCATTGTATATGGTTGATTAGCAACGTAAATTGGGTAATTTATAGTTTTTATAGCTGTTCCATTTTTCTGCAACTGAAAACTTATTGTAGCAGGATAGGAACTTGCACTTACCTCTCCAAATATACTACAATCTATTGGTGTAGACAAAGTTGTTGCAGAGTCATATCTTGCTGTATTTCCACTTTGTATGGAGAATCCTCCAGCACTTACTAATGTTAGTGGTAATACGCTTGGTGATGCATATGTGCCTATTGTAAAATCTGCTTCAAATGTTGCAGTTATAGGGGTATCTCTCAACTCATCATAAACCTCCTCTAAAGTAGCACTCCAGGTTCCTGCTGCAAAATCAATTTCTTTCATATTTGCTATCCAATAAACCTTATTTACATCATCATCTAAAAAACGTATAGTATTAATTAACCCAATAGGTTGATTTTGTACTCCGTCATTCCACATTAACCCATAAAAATTACCATCTATTTTAGTACGGTTAAAACGATTGTGTTCCCATAGGGCGGTTGCATTCTGCCTTCTAAAACCAAATGACTCACCAATAAATCTATATCTATACCAATCTTGGTCAGTTAAGGTTGCACTATCGCTTTGAAATATTGCACCTTTGTGTACAGTAGAATAATGATCATCTAAATATGAATTCTCTTCACTTGCATTAATAATTGTTCCTGATTTTTCAAATTTTGACTCAATGCCAGTTATTCTTCGTACATTATCTGCACTTTCAAATGAGGTTAATACTTTAAATTCAAGATTTTTAAAATATGTTATAGAGTTGGCTCTTCCGTTGTCAGGAACTAAATTTAACCTGCAACTTATAGTTCCATCAAAAGGCATTAAATCGCTATCAATTTGTATAGTATTCCATTCTGTTTGATCAATTCCAGACTCTAATGTATTTAAAATTATTGGATTACAATCAATTAAATTAGTTTCAACTGTCCAATTTCCTTGTTCATTTAACCATGCATATAATCCGCCACTTTCTATAATAACGTAAGCTACCCTTTGTTGTCTGTAAAAATTATTTGTACCTAAATTTAATTGTTTTACATCTACACTAAACTTTAAAATATTGGTAGCAAATATTTTAAAACTATTGCTTTTCAACCAAGCCTCTAAATATGCACCTCCACCACTAAACTCTAAATAAACATATCTTTCAAGTAATCCACCTGCTGTAGAAGATATATAAACTTCTCTTATAAATGATTCGTAATCAGATGTCGGAGTTAATGGATTGTCTATTGTGTTATATTCAAATGTCCAATCTATAATAGAAAACTCTTTACTTGTGCCTACAGTAGAAACAAATGTACCTCTTGCAAATGTTTCATTTAATAGCATTTCGTTAAATGGCTCATAAGAAAATTTAACTTGATCATACTTAGTCTTTTTTTGTATGAGCCTAAGCATTTCTGGGGTAATTGGCTTTATTTCTCTACTTGCACCAACCTCAACGTCATATCTCTTATCAATTGTATATCTTACGCCAAGGTCACTAAAGAATCCCCTAAGATTATTATTGTAGCTTGTGTAAAGTTCCTCAATTCTCAAAAACCACCACTCGCCAAGATACATAAAGACTGTTTGGGAGAATGATTTGTTTATCTTCTCAATCGCAGTATAACAATCATCGTATGTAGTTGCTTCTTGTTGAAATGTTTTTGCATCAATATAGCATTGGTCAAGAGGCATAGTTTGAATTGCATCACTCATTGAATCGTGATACAAATTATTAATGACATAGTGTTGAATTAATGGTACTTCTGGTAGTCTACTCATCGCATAAGATAAACATTGAAAAGGAGTAAACCTCCCAACAAGTTCATTATCGCCATCGCCAAATTGAAAGTTTTTTAGAAGTCCAAAACCATCGGCAGCACGAATGATAAGATAATGATTTGAGTCATCCCAAACCTCTTGGAAATCATCTTGTAGTACATATCCCCTCCAATAAGGAATTGTATTTATACTAAACCTAATTAATATATCACTATCTTGATCGGCATAAAAGTTTTCTATTTGTACACCATTTACATTAGTTAAGATTTCCATCTCTGCCATCATTGCCCTAATAGGCTTAAAAATGTTATCGTCAGAGTTAAACTCCCTTAGTACAAATGGTCTTGCTCCTCCTTCAAGAGTTGTTATGCCACCACCCCATCCCTCGTATAAAAACGTGATTTGGCAATCTTGATTGTCACCACTTTTAAAATCTATTTGATATTTTGCGAATTTAGCCAACTCTATTAATTGTTGCGTTTGTTCTATTAATTGATGCCACTAAATCACTTCCTCTCAAAGATAAGTTAACCGCACCAGCCATTTGTAATGGACCTGCTCCTACTCCGCTAAAATTAGCTGCCCCAAATAAACTACCTGTTTTTCCTAATCCACTAAGTATGCCAGATATACCTTTTGCAGCTCCTAATTGCCCTAATGCACCACCTGCACCACCTGTTAATATATTTGCAAGTAAAGTTGCTAAACCACTTGCAATAGCTTGTGCAAGTATTCTCTTAAATGCATCCTTTGCTAATTCTACAAATCCATCAAACGATACTTTACCATTTGTCAATAATTCATCAAAGAAATCCCTAAATGGTTTTGTTAAATTATTTTCTATTGTAGATTGTAGTCCTTTAAAGGATTTTATCTGTTCTTGCAAACGAGTAAATTCATTTGCGCCAGCCATTTGTGAGTTTTTGAAACGCTCATAAATACCTTCTATTTCAAATAAGCCATTATAATATTGTTGAAGATTATTTTGTGCCTCAGGACCAAATGGTAATGATAATCCTAATGTTCCAACATCTTTACCAAGTTTTTTAGGCATTAATTCAAGAGCATTTAACTGCTCTCTACGATACCTAACCATAGCATCAACACCAGCATTATTTATACGAACTTGACCTTGAATATATCTTTCAAATAAAGCAGTATTTGTAGTTATAACTCCTTCTCCACTAATTCCTTCTACTATTTGTCCTATGCTTGAATCTTTTCCTGTACCTCCGCCACCTTTTTTGCCAACACTAATAATTTGATCTAATGTTTTCTCAAGCTTATCTTTAGTTTTTTGTAATTTATCTAATTCAGTATTTATTTTTGTATCACCTTCACTAAGCTGATTAGTTACTTGATTTAATTGAAATAAATCTGCTAAAAAAGGAACACCTACGCCACCTGGCTGAAATGTAGCTCTTGATACCTCATCTAATGAATTTGTTAAATTTTTGCTTGTTTTTGTAAATTCTGGAGCAAGTTCTTCTTGAGCAAATGTTAATTCTTCTATTTGCTCAGTAATTTTTGATATTCTATTTTCTAATCCTCTTGCTTGAGCTTGAGCAATTATTGATTGTGTTAATCTATCTGTTGCTGCTCTTAATTCATCTGCATTTAATGTTGCAGTAGTAAATTGACCATAATAGTCTTTATCAAATTCTTTTAATTGATTTAATGCATTAGACCTAACACTTTCTGATTTTGATAAATCTGTAACAGTTTTTGTAAGTATTGATAATGTTTGTATCTTACCAGATTCTTGCGCTGCTGATTTTCTTACTGATAATTCTAAACTATCTAAATTTTTTATATAATTAGCATATTCTTTATTTACGTTTGCAATACTAACCGATAATTGTTCATTACCGCCAATTATTGCAGAAATAGCATTACCTAAAGAACCATATTTTTGTACAAGAACAGTAGTAACTGAAATTATTGCACTATAAGCTAAAAATAAACCAGCAGGTCCGACAAGTGCAGTACCTATTTGAGATAAAGCTCCTTTTAAGCCGTTAGATGTTTTTGTTAAATCCCCAAATGTTTGTAATAGTGCAGGTAAGTTGTTCTGTATAGCAATAAATCCAAATGGTGCGTCTTGAGCAACTAATGATAAAGATGTTAATGCAGTTCTTGCATCCTTAGTGCCAGTTGTAAATGTTTTAGCAGTTGTAGAAGTCTTTTTTAAACTACCTTCTAATTGATCTAATCTTGCATTAACCTCAGTTAAAGATTGCTCTAAGCCTTTACCAAAATCGCCTAAATTTGTATTTTTTAAATCAGAAGATATCTGTCCAATAGATTCCCTAACATTAGATATAGCCTTTTGTAGCTTACTAATGTCAGCATCTATAACTATACTTAAGGGACTATTGTTTTCTGCCATTTTGTTAATCTGTTAAAGACTTCTCTATATTCCTCGTCAGTTGGCTTTTCTTGTTCATCACCTGGTAACTCCCACAAAGCCTCAGGTGTTTTAGGTGCGGTTTTAGGATCACCCATTAACCTTACCATTGTAAACATGAGTAGTCTTGTTTGCTTATAAGTATCTACTTTTTTCTCTTGGTGACCTTGTATCATTAGAGAGAAATGTCTTGGACTCATGTCGTAGAAATCACGTGGAAGCAAACACAATTCACCAAAGGCAAACGCTTCTATTTCCTCCCACGTGAACTCTTTTTTTTTGCTGACTCATCAGTAGTTTCAGAAGCTGCGACATTATTTTTAATCATGTCGCTATCTCCCCAAACTTTAATTATCTCTTTAAGCTCATCAATGAAATCTTGTTTCATTATGTTAGCTTCAATATAATCAAGTAAAGTTTCAAAAGTTATTTCGGGTAAGACTCCTTTGACAAGGCAGTTATTGTAATAACCACTATAAACAAGATGAGCAATGCCAATCTCATTTATCTCTCCATTCTCAAAAGTTATTCCGTCTTTTAGTTTATCGGCTACATACCTAAACGAAGCCATCCCAAATTTAAGTCCGACCTTTTGGTCGTTAATAGTAATAGTAGTATAGTTCATAAGTTAGTTTAAGCAACAACATCCAAAGCACCACTTGATTGAATAGTACCTGAGAAGTTGATAAATTCAGTAGAAGATTGATTTAAAGTAAGATCAGTGATGTATCCGCTAAATGCGTGGTAGTAAGCAGCACCTGCTGAAGAACCACTAACAACTGGGTTTTGAACTCTTACCGCAACCAAAGTTTTGTTTACCATTGCAGCCAATAAATCTTCGTAAGATACTTGAGAAACAGTTGGTGCAGTCTCACAGATTGCATCAAAGTCGGTAGACATTTGAGGCTCTGAAGGAGAAGTCAAAACTCCGCAGTTAGTTTGCTCGGTTGTTGCATCCATAGTTGTATTAACTGAAGATGTCCTCAAGCAAACAAGGTTTTTGTATGATGTGCCACCAGCTACATCGATTTCTACGTTTTGTGTAGATCCTAAAATTTGTGCCATTGTTTTATTTTATTTTTGATTAACTAAATTACTTATTGTTATTATTTTTCTTGCGAAGAAATTTTGCCCATCCACCTCAGACAAGTATCTTGAACTTGTTCTTGCAGTTGGATAAACTAAAAAATTCGCATCACTAAATCCGTTTACATTTGGTGTAGGTATTAGCAAATTTAATATTTGTGAAGCAATATTGTCTACAATACTATTATCGTAAACCATATACTGCTCACTATAAATGTCTATAACCACCTCCACATCATTCCCGAAAGAATGGTTAGTATTATCGCTTACCTCTGTTATGTTGCCAATAATGACAAACATCTGCGGAGTTGTGCTAAATGGTGTCTGTCCATACAC